GAATTCTGTAATTCTGTAAATTGTTGTTGTAGGGTTTGTTTATCTAATAGTGTTTCTGGTAGCTCTGTATCAATTAAACTATGATACTTTTCCCAATCTTCTTGGGCTTTTTGAGCTTCTTGCCAAGTAGCTCTTTGCTGTTTAATTTGAACTATTTGCTGAGTATAGCCCATAGTTTCTACAGCAGCTATTTCAGCTTCTGCTGTTTTTTCTTCAATTAACTCAGTTACTTTTTCTTCGTCAATATCACTTAAACAAGTAGGACAAGTTCCGTGCAGTGCTTTCATCTTTTTAACAAAGCTCTGAGCATCGCTTACTGTTTTAGATAACTTGGCTACTTCTGCTTGATAACCTTCTATGCCTTCTTCAGGTTTTTCAGGAATTGGAAGTAATTTAATCTTAGCTTGCAGTTGTTTGTAAGTATTGTTCTGAGAAATCTTTTTGTTAGTAGATTCAATACCAGTAATACTGGACTCAAGCGCAGATGCTTCTGATATTAGCACAGTGTCTAACTCAGGCATCTCTACAGGTTCTTTAACAGTTAAATCTGTTTTCTCATACTTGTTTAACCAGCTTGACACAGTGTTAACTTGAGACTGTACTGCCCCAATATCTTTGGTAAGCTGAGTTGAAACTTCTTTGAAAACTTCAGCCGCACGAGTATACTTGCCTAAATTTAAAATTTCAATAAGAAACTTCTTACGAGCAGTATCAGGAGCTGTTAAAAACTCAAGGCTGCTGGCATTTGACTGATAAACAATTTGTGCAAAGCTTTTATGATCAAATCCTAGTATGTCTTCAATCATTTTATAGGTAGCTGTTGCAGTATGTGCACTAATATCTACAGTTTCTTTAAATAGCTTAACAGTCTGAGCAGTGCCGCGACTAGACTTAATTGTGTAGTCTGTACCATCCCGATTAAAGTCTAACTCAATAGTATATGACTTATCCTTAACATAGCGATTAAGAATATCAGCTTTCTTAATACCTTTAGAATTCTTATTAAACAATACTTCTTCTAAGATAAGTGCAATAGAGCTTTTACCATGACCATTACGACCCACTAATTGTGTTAATGGGGCCGCTACAAAATCAATTTTATTTTCTTTTCCGTAGCTAAAGGCGTTAGCCCATCGTAGTTGTTTTATAGTTATCATTTATAGCTAGTCTTTTCTTTAGTTCTGGTAACCCGCCTATATACTCGCCGCCAAGAAAAATCTGTGGAACACTACGAGCATTGGGTACTTTTTCGATTAAATCTTTTTTAGTATATGTGCCTGCACCAATCATACATTCGTCATATTCGATAGCAAATGAAGTTAGTAAACGTTTAGCTTCTTGGCAGGCAGGGCAATTAGTTTGCGACCATACTTCTGCTTTATTCTGATTCAATTTTGTCTGCATGATTTTGAAATTCCTTTAATACGCTTTCAATAGTGGTTTCTGGCAGTTCTAAAATATATGCTAGATACTCACGAATTTCTTCACTCATAGACATTTCTTTGTCTAAGATCAGTGCGCTGTCTGTATCGCGTTTAATTACCTTGCGATCGATTAGTTCTGAATCTTCCAGCTCACCAAGTTCTTGCATATCGCCTTCAACTTGATAAATTGTATGATCGTAATCTGTTGGCGGTTTAGGGTCGCTTACAGCAACTGTACGACGAATAAGTTGTGGCAGCTGTAATTTACGCCACTCATGTTCTAGTGTTGTGGTATCAAGTATAACCACACCAGTATCTACATTACTACGATGAAAACTAGTAGTAACGGGGCTGCCAGGATAAATAATGTTTTTCTGAGAGTTTTCATAGCTGTGTAAATCACCAGCTAACACTACTTTCCAGCGTGCAAATAATTCTAAATCTAGTTCAGGCTTTACGTGTGGTGGAATCTCTCCACGAGCATGAGTAAAGCAAATATCTCCGTGTACTAGATGCGGAGCTTTTTCAAATTCTTTTAGTTTGTTGTATGGAATAAAATCCATATTATCCAAACTGTAGAAATCATCAATAATTTCTACTTGTGGGTTTAAACGATTGGTAACTTGTTTTAGGTTTGTTAGAAAAGTTGTATCTTTTTTAACTGCTTCGTGATTTCCAGCATAAATAATAGTAGGAATCTTACAAGTGCTAACCAAATCAAAATATGTTTCTAGTTCTTCCATATTAGGAAGTTTATCAAAAACATCTCCACCAATAACAAAAAGATCACATTCTGATTGTAGTGCTTCTAGCTGTTGCCAAAGCATATTAAACCTATTTTTAGCCCATGTAATAGGCACGTTCTTCTGACCCAATTTAATATGGACGTCAGCTGTAAATAATACTTTCATATTGCCTTATGAGACAGAAAAGCCCGCTAAGCAAATAGTTTAGCGGGCTTTAGTTTTTTAACCTAGTTCTTTGACTGCTTCTTGCTCTGAAGATTCGCCTTCGCCGTCTTCATCTTGTTGTGTAGTAATCTTGTCCAACAAGGCTTTTACATCTGCTTCTGTAGGACGAGGAAACTTCTCATCAATATTTTTAGCAGCGTCAGCCATAGCACGCTCGTCATCAGTTAATGGGCGGGCTTTGCAACGCAAAACCTGTAATGTATATTCAACATTAAAAGGCAGTGGGCCTGTTTTAACGCGCTTGAATACAACATCCCAACCTGTATCATAGTCAGTAGGGTCTCCCAAATCTTCAGCCGCTGTAACGATTTGCTCAAACAACTTCTTTTTCAAGTTAAGAGCAACAACTTTTTGCGACTTAGGGTCAATACAATTTACAGAATAGCTCCAAGAGCATTTTGCTTCTGGGAAGTATTCGGTAACATGATCTTTTTCAATGTTATCAAACTTCTCCTTTTCACGACTAAACGCCAAACATTCAACTGGAATATCTTTGTTATTAGTGCCTTTCAGCCAATAAATGTATCGTGGAAGAACTCCGCCAATTAAGCGGACCGTATTTTCGCCATCTTTGTATTCGTAAGATTCGACTTTGTTTGATTGTGCTTTACCTTTGGTATTTTTAAAGCTAAGTGCCATTTTTATTTTTCCTCGTATTTGAAGTGAATTTTGTTTTCTGTTATTTTTAGTAGCGGATTTGATTTTATTGCGTTTAGGTCAATATCTGAATAGTAAGATAGGTCTAGATATGTATAACCGTAATGTTTATATATGGCGTAATTTCTACGCCCCGCTAACCTTATGTATTGTGCTTTGTGTACAATATCTGTGCTGGTATCAGTAAATAAGCGAGCAGGGTTTATTAGAAAACTATTGCCTTTTAAGTTAAAAATCGGTTTGATTTTACTGTATTGGTTTTTAGGAATAGATTTTCTAATAAAGTGCAATCTTAAAGTTTCAACTAATTTTGTAGAGTCACATTGTGTTTGGGACTCAAGCAATCCAAGGTTGAAGAAAAGGGTCATATACTGAAACTTAATAAATATTATACCATTTTAGATATCATTTGACAAGTGAAATTTTAGTTACGCTAATACTTTCCAGCCTTTGCGGAGATAAAGCCCTAACCTATCTGTGTTTTGCTTTTTATCGGCATAACCAGCAAATTGAATATCTACTATAATTGGGTCTAGTTTACCGTCATGCATTCGCATAATCCTACCAGCAATTTGTTCTAGTAAACTATCGTTTGACATAGGTACTGCCAATATTACGCAACTGAGGATGTTGATTGAAATTCCCTCTGAAAATATTTGCCTGCTTCCAGCAATGCACATTTTTTCTTTGGCAAGGATTTGCTCTTTTGCTCGCTGTCGATCTTCGAAACTGGTTCCCCCAGTAACCAACAAACACGTTTCACCAACATAGTCTTTTACTTTCTCTAAGAATTCTACTCTATCAGCAATTACTAAAACGCTGTGGCCTTCGGCAACGTGCATCTTAGCAATATCTGCAATAAACTGTCTATACTTGTCGTCCTGAGTAAGATCAGTAATCTTATCTACCCAGGTTGCATTAGGTTTAAGTGTAATGCCACTTTTTACCATATGAATGGTAGGTGGTATTGTATTTGATACTGGAGGCTTTAGCACTGTGCTACCAAAATAGTCTTTGAATAGTATGTGCTTGCCGTCCTTTCTGAGCATCGTTCCTGAAAGTGCAATACGGTATCTGGCGTGAAAAGCGTCAACCGTTGATGCAAATGTAGTGGCAGGACAGTGATGGGCTTCGTCCAAGATAACAGTCCCAAACTCTTTAGCAAGATCTCCTGCACACTTGGTGAGGGTTTGTATGTTTGCAACTGTGATAAAGTGGTCTTCGTGGTCAATTCGTCCACCACCAATAACTCCGCAGTCCGTCCCGAATAGGGTTCGGATTTCCTCACACCACTGGTCACGTAAGGCTGCTGTATGTGTGATAACCAAGGTTTTTTGTTCAAACTTTCTAGCCAGGTGTAATGCTGTGAAAGTCTTTCCCCACCCTGGTAAAGCGTTGATAAAAACAGTGTCATTTACTTCGTTGTAGATTGTTTGCTGATCGTCATATAGCCCAAACTTAGGGTCGGGAAAAGGCACTGGGTTCAATACTCGTTTATCTATAATCTCATATCCTTCAGGCACTAAATCTGTACGCCCTTGCGGAATAGAAAGAATACCTTTGATTAACGACTTATAGTTTTTGATAGTCTCTACACTAGCAAACTTTTTTGACCCAGTATCTTTGTGAATTTTGTAAGTAAGAGCTTTTATAACTGCTTTAGTATGCTCTACACCTGGATTATCCATATAGATACGATTCGATATAACTGCTTTAGCCATTATACTAATCTCCAAGTATCTTTTTGTGGATACTCGTAGTACCCGTAAAACAAATAGCTATTGTCCATATATAATACTCCTGCATATTGGTGGTAGCTTTCTGGCTGTATCATACTTTTGAATCTGTGAGACACACCTTCAAGTTCTAATACACACCCTATACCCTCCGCAGGTAACACTTTAGTTATCTTCTTTGTTGTCAGTTTGGCGCGTGTGGTTTTTTTATGTTGAAAAACCTGTCCGTGGCTGTCAATAAACCACGTTGTTGATTTTGCTAACTTAATAATATCTACAAGAAAGTATACTGCTGAACTTATAGGAAATAACGTTACCTTACCTTGTAAGGCGAGCCTACGAAGCCCTAATGTAGGCTTGTCAATAGACTTATCGTCAACTACTCTATAATTTGTTGTGTGTTCAGCAGTATCCTTATCACTATATTCTGACTTGTAGAGGACTACTCCGTCAACAGTTTCAGGCTGCTTCTCACCCAGCCTGAACACGGGAAATACGATCTCCTGCAACTTCATAGTAGCCCTCCCAGTCACCAAAACTGTAGTCATTTCCAACATCTTGGTCAACTCCAATAGGAGATCCAGGAATACCACAACCCCAGTCGTGCTGGGTATTACGTTTTAGTATCTCGCAATACTGTTCTACGTGCTCTTCTTTAACCAGTGCCACAATTGAGTCGTGGACAAGCATGAAGATTTTTGCATCAACATTTCTTGCTGCAATTTCGTCTGCAGTTCGCATAGCTCCAAGTAAGTTAACGTCGCTGGCAAGCGATTGGACTTCAGCATTGATTCCTGACCGAACTTCATGAGCCGCAATGCCTTTATCTGAGCTAAAGACATTTGGTAAGCGACGTTTTCTACCGAAGAATGAGTAAGTATA